AGTCAAGAGGTGCTTCACTCAACTTAGACCTTGAAGGTGTGAGTACTAACTCTCCCCTCCACATTTATATAATAGCATAAAAAAACCCCCTGTATAGGGGGCTTGTGTCAGTTTGTTGACTGGTTTATTTTGATCCCATTGATCTATTATGCACCTTAGAAGTAAATTGTAGGTTCTCAGTAGAATCATCTTTAGATCTCACAAATGGAATAATATGATCCACTTCCTTTAATTTTCCATCTTCATCAGTTATACTTTTTAGATTTGGAATATCAAATCTTTCAAATGGATCACCATCATATTTTTGTTCCAGTTCAAGTTTTTGAAACTTACTAATCTTTTTCCTATCTTTAGTATTAATAATACCCTGTTCAACACAAGTTTCTATTATCTTATTAAAATCACCTATAAAGAGATTTTCTCTTGCTCTAATATCTCTTTCACTTGATCCTTGATGATGTGAAAGAAATGTTCCTGGTTTTGCATTAGAAACTCTCCACTCCATTTTACCTGTTTTTTTATTTTCAAATGGTTCTATATCATCCCTATTTGCTAATCTAGTTTTAATACCATCAAGTAATTTATCCAAATAAAGTTCTGGTGACTGTATTTGAGATAGTTTTACTGTATAACTGGTATCAGAACATACTTGAACAAAAGGAAGAGTCTTGTTTATTAATAAAGATGTAAAGATTATTAAATCTCTAATATGCTCTTTTGATAGATTTTTGTTATAATGTTTTGCTGGTAAATGTTTAGCAATCCATACAAACATATCATTTACTGCTTTCAACTGTTTGGATAAATCATCATCCAAAACTTTATACATTTTACTTAAAGATGCCTTACTACCTATTGATCCATTTCTCAAATAATGTAAATATTCAGCAATAAAAAGACTATCACCTTTTTTATTTAAAGCATAATCTCTACTAAGTAAACCATTATCATTCAAATTCTTCATAAAGTTGACAACAGGCCCATAAGAAGCAATTCTATTAATATGATATGCAACTGGTGTTAATAATACACATCTTTTTTCATGCTCACTCCAAGGTTCTCCCTCATTAATTGCAATAAGTTGTTCAACAATACTTAGAACATTACCAGCATAAGCAACAGATAATAAAACCTCATGGTTATCTACCTGTTCTTTAGTTTCTTCATCTAAATTTTTATAAAATACATTACCTCTTTGTTGTTCATCAATAGTTAATGAAAGAGATAATTTATTTTGGAAAAATTCTTTAATTGCAAATCTTAATCTATTTTGACCATCAAGAATAATATGTGTTGCACCTTTATTCTTCTTATCTGTCAACCATTTTATCATTTCATCCCATAATTCATTGAGATTTGGTTGATCTTCTTTTTGACTTTCTAAATTATCAATAATAAAATCTATTTCACAAACTAAAAAACCTTGTATTGCACCTTGAGTTTGTAATAGTCTCTCTAAATATGCTCTTGCATTTTTATGATCGGTTGCTGTCCATTTCTTTTCTTGTTCAAGTCTTTGCAACCATTTGGCAAATGATATGTATTTTCCAGATAGATATAAATTTACTAAATTTCTAAGCGTTGTTGAGCAAGTTTTTACTCTAAGATCATAATTGATCATGGTTATTCCTCCAATTGTTGTAATTTTGTTTCGTAAACAAGTTACGTTTTAAGTCAACCAATTGATCGTAACCAATATAATTGACTGATTAATATTATATAGGAAGTTTAAATATTTGTCAACTACCACGAATGGGAGTGTACTCATATCCATACTTTTGAAGATATTCTTCAAATAATTCATCGGGAATCCTACCTTCCCAATAATCTCGTTCAGTATAGGACGAATGATCTGATTTGTCAATAGAATCTTTGTCCATTATAAGTTCTCTCCAGTTCTATTACTACTGTATCTATAATACGATTAAAAGATTCTGACATCTGACGATAACCAGAACCAACATACATCTGTCCAGCAAATACTGATACTGTAGCAGCACCCCAGAAGATATAATACCACCTAGATTTAACTTGATGTTTTTGTTTTGTCGGCATAATTTTCATAAATTTAATCCCACCTAGTGGCCACTAATTCAATGGATAGATCATCCATTTCCCATTCTTCTTCTACTTGAAATCCTTTTTCTTTTAAGGACGAATGTATAACCATTCTAGCATATTGTTGAGTAACTTTATCAACGAACCTTTCGATAGGAACATTCTTATCCCATGTCTGTCTATCAGCAATTAACTCATAGTTTCCTGTACTTTCATTCAACTTGAAACCAATATCAACTCCAATAGAAACATCAACCTCTTTGGTAGGATGTTGCTCTGCATGACTTGGATCTGTAATTACAAGTTCGACTGTACTACATCCAGCAAAGGGAACATTAGGTGTTTCACCAAGAAGATTAAGTGCCTCAATTAACTGAGGTTTCTCTTTGATTTTAGTCTTAATCGTGCTGAAGTGTGACATCTTCTGTGTTAGATACGGTTTGCTTTAAGTAATACTCTGGTTTATGTTCAACTCTTTCAACAACTCCAAGTCTATCTTCGAGTTCTTTAGTTAGAGTTACACATGTATCACCAGTAGCACCAATAACTTCTTCAGTTACAGTACCATCTTGCCTAATAGTAAATTTGATAGATTGTTGATTAGGCATTTTTAAGTTTCTGTAATAAAGTTTTCTTTTCTTTTACTGGTTGCTCCTCTACAACTACTTCCTTAACCTCTTCTACTGGCCATGGAACATCATATTCCCAATGCTTTTCTGTATCAAAGGTTTCTGCTGGATTACCCAAACTTCTTTGTAGTAATCGAACACGAACAGTATCCTTTTTGAATACTGGTTGTGGAGTTACAGTCCTACCTAGTTCAGTATATTCTAGGTATGAGGTTGACTTTGGTTCCACTACAGGAACATATACTTTTTCTTTAGGCATGATTAAAATGCTTTAGGGTGGGTAATAACATCTCCATGTATCTCACCAATATCATCAATGTGAGCATGGTCTATTGCTTCAATGTGTCCATGATCAATGCTGATATGAACATTACTCTCTAGGATATTGGCAATCCGTTCGAGAGCATCAGCAATTCTGTCTGACGATTTCATAATAATCTTATATATGTATCCATTATAAAACCCCTGACAGAATATGTCAAGGGTTGTTTGAATATTTACTAGAGTTTGACCTATTTAAGGTGGATGTGAATGAATTAGCATGTGATTAGAATAGTTGACTACAAATTTAACTAAACTAAAACCTCCTTACATATACGTTTACAAATGTGTTGATCGTCTTCACAGTCGATTAAGCACTCGTAGTATTCCGTGAGTTTTGTATCATGTCCATCCTCGTATGAACCTGCTAACTGATTAAATGAAATTAAATTGTGCATTAATCTTCTCCATTGACTACTTTTACCATAATATACCTCATAACAACGAGGTTTAATGCATTGTGTTCTCCTTAGTGTACCTCTCGGTGACTGATATTATTTATAGCACGAATGTGTGAATTTGGCAATATTCTTTTACAAAAATTTATGCCTACTCAACTCTTGTATTGCTGCTGGTAATATTCCATATTCCATTCTTTGAATTGCTTTTGTTAATGATTCCACTGTATCTTCAGGCATTATAGGAACCTCACCTTGCTTGATTATCTCTCCACCATCCAGTTCTTCATTGACATAATGTACTGTACATCCAGTAACCTTCTCACCAGCCTCCATTGCTCTCTCAACTACATTCAATCCCTTATACTTTGGTAGTAATGAAGGATGCACATTAATAATAGGACAAGGAAACTCAGAAGGTTTCTTCAATACTCTCATATATCCTGCTAATACAATAAGATCTACACGATATACCTCAAAGAGTTTTATCATTTGATCTTCATCTTTATGAGCAACCCTACAGTGAGGTATTCCCCATTTTGCTGCTCTTGCGATAGCACCACACTTCTTTGTATTGTGTATCATCAACACAACTTCATGCTTATTGCATAATGGATTTGTAATTATATTCTCGAAGTTAGTTCCGTTGCCAGAACACATGATGCCAAGTCTCATTTAGTTTGCTCCGATACAATTGCTTTTAGTTTACCATCTTCAATAGTAATGTTGATTTGATGTTGCAAATCCTTATCGGTATTCATAAGCCTAATGTCGATTGCACCGCCTTCTCCATAGCAAGACATAATTAACCTATTACATTCTATTTTCCACTGTTCAGGACTCTTAGAGTGTCGATATACAGGGTTTGAATGTACATCCTCATACCCTTTCACCCAAGGAGTATTTTCATTTAAGTTAAACCATTTTTTCATAGTACTGGATACTCCTCGTTTCTTACGAATTCGGTTTTCATAGTCTCAAAGTCTTTCATCAATCGTTGAACTTGTTTCTTATCAAGTCCAGCAAGCATCTCACAATTTTCTAAGCACCGATAGATACACTCTCTATCAGAAATGGGTGGGGAAATCTCCCACCCCTGCTCATCATAATATTTCTTACCTTCAGTAACTTGTGCCTCTACATGTCCAAGATCTTGTGCCTCAGAAGGATTAGAATAATTATGTTTACTCACTGGTAATAACTTGGTTTATAATCAGGAGAAAATCCTACTTTAAATTCAGTTTGACTCCAAGGTTTATACTCTGGTTCAGGTTCATCAATAAGATGCTTAAAGTGCTCTGTATCAAAATATGATGGTGGTAATGGTTCCACATTATCATATGGACCTGCTAATCTTCTCTTATGCTCTCTTTCATCTAATACTTCATTGATAAGTATCTTCAACTCTCTAACTATCTCTGGAGTATGAATCCTACGAGGTTTAATTACAGCACGAGGAAGAATTGGTTCTCCATTCTCATCGTGTGGATATACATTATCAGTACATCCCTTGATTGCAGGGCCACTTAACCCTTGTGTGTCTATCTTGTCCATAATAAATGCGTTTTCTTATTTATTGAGTATCAAGAGGACGACCATCTTGAGATTTATACATCTTAACCAATCTATCCTCCTCATTACCAGTTATGTCATCATACTGTGACCAATGCTGTATTTCTCTAGTATTTCTTCTCTTTACAAACTTTAATTGATGCCAATCTGAATCATAACATAGCAACAATGTATGAATATACTTGTGTGGATCATTCTTTGAATATTCACACTGAGGTTTAGGTCTGATACCAGTCTCTATTGTAATATATCGTGCTACAGGTTTCCATCCAAACTTCACTCTTTTCTCATTATCTACCTCATCACCCTTAAAATAGACCCAACCTTCATCCTTACCATACTCACCTCGATCCCAAATTACGTAGTCATCTACTTCTGGTTCATACATGGGCATAAGCTTAAGACCTGTATATTATATCACAATATATAGATTATGCAAAGATATTGAGATTTTTTAAGGAAATCTAAAGAGGGTATAAAGTTTATAGATATTTTATATAAGATATGTTAGAATGTCAACACAAACGAGGAGAACTATGATCAATTTAGACGAACGATACCACAACTACCTAGATGGTAGTAAGAAATTAAGAATAGATGGTGTTGATGAACGTCTTAATGCTTATGGTT